CTAGTCGTTCAATGCAAGAGCGTCCCCAGCAGTGGAAGCCTGCGGAATTACTGCCAGAGCCTGACAAGGCTCCGGGCTACGCGTACAGATGGATTCGGATTTCTTTCAGTGGCAGGCGTGATCCTAAAAACTTCTCCGCAAAAATGCGTGAGGGGTGGGAGCCGGTAGCAATTGAGGAGCAACCGAAGTTTCAACTGCTAGTTGATCCTGATAGTCGTTTCAAAAACAATATCGAGATTGACGGGCTGTTGCTTTGCAAGTCACCTGTTGAGTATGTTGAACAACGGAAACATTTCTACGGTCAACAAACTAAAGCTCAAGCAGATGCTGTAGACAACGGTTTAATGCGTCAAAGCGACGCGCGGATGCCCATCTTTAAAGAAGGTAAATCCACGACAAGCTTTGGCAAAGGCACTTAATCTTTTTGGAGCTTAAAAATGGCATACCCAGTCGTTAGCGCCCCTTACGGGCTAAAGCCATTGAATTTGATTGGCGGTCAAGTATTTGCAGGTTCTACCCGCATGTACAACATCCAATACGGTTACTCAACCGACATCTTCTATGGTGATTTCGTTGTTCTATCCCGTGGCTTTGCCACACGCGCCACAGTTGCTTCCGGCACTGGTTTGAACCAGACCGTCGGTATCTTCTTGGGTTGCACATTCACTAACCCTGTAACTAAGCAAAAGCAGTTCAGCCAATACTGGCCAGCAAGCACCGCAGCCGGTGATTGCCAAGCCTACGTGTCGGATGATCCTGATGCTGTGTTTAAAGCGGTTGTGTGTTCTTCTGGTACTACTATTGCATCTGGCGCTTTGGCGATGATTGGCACTAACCTGTCAGCCATCAACAACACCGGCAATACAAATACCGGCAACTCTGCTAACGCAGTTTTGGCTCCTGTTGACACTCCTGTCACCACCACTCTGCCTTTGCGCATGATTGATGTTGTTCATGACACAGCAGTTGATTTGGGTACAGCTACTTACAGTTCAGGTACAACTACCTTGACCGTGAGTGCCCTGCCTTTCGCATTGCCAGTTGGTACAGACGTTTCTGTGTTGACCACAAACGGTCAAGTTGCACAGACAGGTTCTTTTGTGGATACCGCAGCTGCCGCAGGCGCAACTTCTGTTGTGCTGAACCAAGCCGCCACATTCACATTGAATTCTGGTGTTTACACATCGACTGTGGTTTTCACTCAGTATCCTGAAATCTTGGTTAAGTTGAACCAAGGTTTGCATGGTTACTATTCCGCCACTGGCGCATAAGGAGTTACTTAAATGGCTATTTCACGTGCACAACTACTTAAAGAGTTGCTCCCCGGATTGAACGCTTTGTTCGGTGTTGAGTATGCAACATATGGTGAACAACACAAAGAGATCTACGAAACAGAGACCTCTGAGCGTTCATTCGAAGAAGAAACCAAGCTGTCTGGCTTCTCAGCCGCACCAGTCAAAAACGAAGGTTCTGCCATCGCTTATGACAATGCGCAAGAGGCATGGACTGCTCGCTACAACCACGAAACCATCGCTTTGGGTTTCTCGCTGACCGAAGAGGCCATCGAAGATAACTTGTACGACAGCTTGTCTGCTCGCTACACCAAAGCTCTGGCTCGCGGCATGGCTTACACCAAGCAGATCAAGTCTGCAAACGTGTTGAACAACGGTTTCTCTGCCGCTTACCCCGGTGGCGACGGTGTGGCCTTGTTCTCTTCTGCTCACCCGCTGGTTTCTGGTGGCACCAACAGCAACATCCCATCTACCCCTGCCGACTTGAATGAAACTTCGTTGGAAAACGCAGTTATTCAGATCGCTCAGTGGACTGATGAACGTGGCTTGTTGATCGCTGCTAAGCCTAAAAAGCTGGTGATTCCTGTCCAGTTGCAATTCGTTGCAACACGTCTGTTGGAAACCGAACTCCGCGTCGGCACCAATGACAACGACATCAACGCGCTCAAGAACAACGGTTCTGTTCCCGGCGGCTACACTGTCAACAACTACTTGACAGACCCTAACGCTTGGTTCTTGACTACCGACGTGCCTAACGGTATGAAGCACTTTGTCCGTACTCCGCTGGCTAACAGCATGGACGGCGACTTCGACACCGGCAACGTGCGTTACAAGTCCCGCGAGCGTTACAGCTTCGGTTGGTCTGATCCTTTGGGAATGTACGGCTCCCCTGGTTCGTCCTGATAAGTTAAGGGGGCCTTGTGCCCCCTTTTCTTTTAATGTATATTGAACGCATTCCGGGAAACCCGGCGTATCAAACAGTCCCGGCTGACTGTCATGCAAGATTGATACGCTATAACGCATGGAGATATTCTTATGGGATTCGCAACTCACCTTGGCCCTTGGTTGTTGGGTACTGTTAAAAACACAACCGGTACTACTGCTGGCACTATCCGTAACATGGGCGCAACTACTGTTGCCCAGACCTACACAGCCCCCGCTTCTGTCATTTTGGCAAGCCCCACAGCACAACAGATGTTTGTGCTTCCTGCTGGCGCTAAGATTCTTCGCTTTGGCTTAGAAGTTAATGTTGCCCTGACTGGCGCGACTAACTGCGGCGTTACCATTGGTAGCAGCGGCACTGCTAACCTGTACATGGCTACGGTCAACACTGGAACTTCAGCGGTTCAAACTTCACCAGCTACCATTGCAGCGGCTACTTCAGGCGTTTATGACAGCATTGGCACAACTGATGCAATCATCTTTGGTACGTTTACCGCAGCTACTGCTGATGCCACTGCCGGTACGATTACTGTCACTGTTGAGTACATCGTCAGAAACTCTGATGGTTCTGCTAACCCAACCGCTACTCAACAATAATTGATCTAGGGGGCTTCGGCCCCTTTTAAAAGGAGATTGATTATGTCAATGCAGACAGACGTAAAAAGCGGCGCGGCAGCAGCCAATGCAACTACTACCATTTTTGCTGGCCCAGCCCGTATCAAGGGTATATCCATCAGCTATTCAACGGGTGCAACGGTTGCCCTGAATGACGGGACGGGCGGCACAGCCATGTTTTCTTTTACCGCGCCAGCGGCTGCGGGTTCTATCTACATGATGTTCCCCGGAGAAGGCATTAGATGTAGTACTAATATTTCTGCCGTGGTATCTGCGACAACAACCGCAGTGGTGTTCTATGGCTAAAAAAACTCCCTCCCTTGCAATTGGTCGTGGTGAAAAACTACCCGCTTCCAAGGGGGCGGGTTTGACTGCCAAAGGCCGTGCCAAGTACAACGCAGCAACAGGAAGCAACTTGAAAGCTCCGCAACCACAAGGCGGCGCACGCAAGAAGTCGTTCTGCGCTCGTATGTCTGGTATGCCCGGCCCGATGAAAGATGAAAAAGGCAAGCCTACCCGTAAGGCGGCTTCCTTAGCTAGGTGGAAGTGCTGATATGGACATCAACACAATCTGGTCTGCTGGTTTGTCTTTACTGATGGGAGCCTTGTGGTTCTTCATCCGTGAAAAGTTTGAAGATGTCAGACGAGTTGAGCGTTTGCTCAACATAACCCGTGAGGAGATCGCTCGTGATACAGCAACTAAAGCAGAAGTGGCAAGAGTCACTGACCACATTGACCAACGGTTTAATCGCCTTGAAGCAAAAATTGACCAGCTTATTCAAGCGGGGAAGTGATGCCAAGCAGTAGTGCGAAGCAACACAAGTTCATGGAAGCGGTGGCCCACAACCCGTCGTTTGCCAAGAAAGCAGGAGTCCCGCAATCTGTGGGCAAAGAATTTTCAGCTGCCGACAAAGGCAAAACTTTTAAAAGAGGTGATGATATGGCTACAAAAAAAATGAATCCCGGAATGATGGCGATGATGGCTAAGAAGAAACCCATGAAAATGGCTGCTGGTGGTATGCCCATGAAAGACGGTAAACCCGCTTTTATTGGCGACGGTAAGGGCGCGATGAGAAAAGGCGGCTCTGTTGGTACAACCAAGATGGGCACAGTGAAGACCGCTGCTCCTAGCCGTGACGGCGTTGCCGCCAAAGGCAAAACCAAAGGCACGATGGTAAAAATGAACAAGGGCGGCAAAGCCTGCTAAGGAGTAATCATGGCAACAAGCGCATTTGGTAAAGCATTCCGTGCAGCTCGTGACGCGGGCGATAAAGAGTTTGAGTTCGAGGGTAAAAAGTACAACACCAAGTACAAGGAAGAAGTCTCTGCACCTGCAAAGAAAGCGGAAACTAAAGTCAATCAGGAACTCGCTAAGATTCCAACCGCTGACGTCAGTCAGTCTTCTAAAGCTCCAGCCGAAGAA